TGTGGGGGGGGGGGAAGGAAACTTTTGTGTAGAAAGTTCCCCTTCCCCCACGCCCCCAACCCTTCAAAGACTTTTATTTTTTCTTTCCGTCGCCGTGGACGGCGCGGACAAGATTGCGGAAAAAGCGTCCCTCCAGCCATGCGGACTGGGCAAGCTGGTGCTTCCAGTCCGCAAAATCCTCCGCCGGAACCTCATGCAGCCAGCAGCGGATCAGGGCGTCGCCCTGGGCATAGGGGTCGCCGTCAATCAGTTTCCCAGGTCGCTGGACATCCCCACGCCCTTGAGAATGGCTCCGGCCAGAGACATGGTCACGCCGGGGTATTCTTCCATACTGTCGAGCAGGGCCTGCTTGTCGTCGGGATGCACCACATCAAGCAGCAGGTTGCGGGCGGCCTGTCCGGGGGCCTTTACCGCCTTGTCCTGCATGCGCTGGATCTGTGTTTTGCCCGGTTTGGCAAAGCGAAAGGACAGCGTCACGTCCTGCGCGTCCTCTGCTGTTTCTCCGGCCCACGGATCGGAAAAACTGTAGGAGAAGGCGGCGAACTTGCGGGAATCGGTCTGAGACATACGAAACTCCTTGTGTTTTCGGGGCGGGATTGCCCTGCTTTTCCGAAACCATGCCATGAAAACGAGGAACGCGCCCGGAAAGGGCGCGTTCTGTGCAAGTTTTTTTTCAGGCTGCTTATCCCCTTTTCGCGGGAATTCCGTCCCAGAGAATAGGCGAAAGGATTGTGAACTCGCAGGTAATGGGCGAGACATTGTCGTCGCCCTGGCTGCCGCCCCCGCCGTCGAACTTGCTGATCTTGCAGTCCCGCAGCGTATCGATCACCGTTCCCATGTCGTCGTTGGCGTAGCTGACGACGATGGGGAACGGCGTGTGGTCGTAGATGCCGCCGGTGTTGCTGAGGGCCACGAGCGCCAGCTTGAGCTTTTCCCACTCGTCGCGGTCAAGCACCATGCTGCCCGAAGCCTCATAGTTGCCGCGCCCGTAGCCGCGCGGAACAGCCCCGCGCCCATACCGGGCCGTGACGCTCTGCTCGTCCGAGTATTTGATCTCCGTGATGCCGATCTGTTCCCCGGTCAGCGTGGTGACATGGATGTCTTCCCAGTCGTAATTCTTGCCGTTGATGGCCATGTGCTGCTCCTATGCGGCCTTCAGTCCGCGCGGGTCGAGTTTTCCGCCCGCGTAGGTGTACGAGAAGTAGAGCTTGATTTCCCGGATGATGGGGATGCCGATCAGGGTGATTTCCACGACGACGCCGTTGTTGACGATGTCCTGCCCGTCCGGAATGTTGACGACGTAATCCGCCAGTTCCTGCGGGTTGGCCCCCTTCATGGTGTCCAGCGCCGCCTCGATATTTGCCTTGAGAAAAGCAAGGCCCGTGGCATTGTTTGCTCCCTGTGTGGGGTCGCCCGCTTCGTCGTACATGCTTTTCAGCGCCGCGACGCGGCCCTTGCGCACCGCCTTGAACACCGTGCGGATCACCTCCTCGTAGCGATAATCGCTGGTGTCGTCGGCAAGGGTGCGGGAATCGCCCCAGTACGCGCCGTCCAGCCCGGCGTATTTTTTGGCGGTCAGAAAGCCCGCCTCTTCCAGCACGGGCTGTACAGCCTCCCATCCGTCCGGCAGGGCTAGCTGACTGATGTTGCCGTCCCGCACACGCCCGGTTGCCCTCTGCACCGGGATGCTCATGGAACGTCCGGCCTGCAGGCCCGCCGCATTGCGCCGTCCGGTCACGCCGTCCGAGCCGGTGATCCTGCCGTACTGCGGGCAGACCTGCACAAAACGCGCCGCGATATCCTGCTTTTCGGCGGAAAGCCATGCCGTGAAATCGTTCAGGTCTTCATTGTCGTAGGGCAGACGGGTTTCCGCCTTGAAGTAGGTGGGGCGGTGCAGATTCCAGAGTTCCTCCGCCTTCGCCTGCATCGCCGCCCAGTCCACGCTGTCAGTCGGCCCGGCGACAAGGACAAACTCGATATCATACAGCGCCAGCGGGCCTTCCAATGCGGCCATCACGTCAACGATGCTCGCTTCCGGCGCGAGAAGATTGCAGGCGTAGGTGGTTCCGCCCACATACTCCCCTCCAGGGAAGGTGACGGTCACGCCAAGGTCGGCAATGGAAACCGCGCCGTCCACGGGGATGGTGCGGGTCTTGCCGTAGTTCTCGCCGCCGTCGGTGGAAAGCTGGTAGGTGCCCTCGTTCCGTCCGCCGCCCTTGACGATCTGGATGGAGATATCCGCCCCGGCAAGCACTGTGCCCGCAACGGTCGGCAGCGGGCTGGATTCGTCGCCCACACGGGAGACGGGGCCGATGGGCAGACGGGCCGTGAAGGCCCACTGCCAGCCCGCCTCAAGCTGCGCCCCTTCCGGGAAAAGCAGCGTCGCACCGCTGCCCTCGATGACAAGCTGCTGCTCCACTATGACCGCCGAGCCGAACTTCTCCCCGCCGTCCTGCGAAATCTTGACGGTGGCCGTACCCACCTGTCCGGCGGATTCCATCTTGACCACGATATCGAGGTTCTTCTGCGGCACGCCGGAGACAGTGACATCGGGATATTTGCCGTTGCCTCCGGTGGCGACGACATCGGTAAGGTAGCCTCTTGCCTCTCCGGAGCAGGGCACGGCGATCAGCGTGGGAGACTGGCCGCCCGTGGCCAGCATGTCCCGCGCCCGCTCCACCAGCGGGCCGACGCCGAGCAGACCCGCCAGATCCGAGCTTTTGCCGAGCAGATAGCCCTTGCCCACCTGACCCTTGCTGCATACGCCCACCACAATGGCGCTGCCCTCCACACCGCCGGGAGAAATACCGGAAGTCCCATCGACAAGATATTCAAGCACGTCGCCCATACGCTACCTCCGGCCTCCGCCCGTGCGGCGGTTTTTGAGTTCCGCCAGCGCCTGCCGGAACGTTTCTTCGCGGATCATCTTGTCGTCATTCCAGTCCATGAAACGCAGCAGCGCGGCAAGCTGCCAGCCGGGGACGCGGTGCCGTTCCGCCAGCAGGGAAACGGTCTCCAGCTCCGGCTTTGCCTCTTCCTGCGGGGCCAGGCTTTCCTCCGGGCTGACATCAGCTCCCGGCGCTACAGGTTCCGTTGCTTCCGTACCTTGCGGAGCGGATGTTTCCGCAGTCTCCACGGAGACGGTGTCCGGCTTGTCCGTCTTTTCCGCTTCGACGGGCCGCATGCCGGTATCGCTCTGTTCTTCCTTTACTTTGGACGTGCTCTTTGTGGCCATATCATTCTCCTATTAATTGAGGTTAACCTTGAAGCCGAACGAGGGAATCAGGCTTTCCGTCTCTTCCCCGGTGACGCGCCATGTGAAGGTGACGAGGAACAGCCTGTTTGCGCGGGGGAATACCTCGATCACCCTGTCTCCCACCCGCTTGTCCGGCGGACGGGAGAAGGTGGCTTTCTGCGCGCGGATTTTGACCCAGTTGCCGTTCGCATCATTCCTTCCGCGCGGAAGCGCCGCGATGAACGCATAGGAAAATCTCTCCAGCCATGCCTCGTCATCAGCCATCGCGTTTGCCGCCACATCCTGCTCCACCACATACAGTTCCCGCTTGCGAGTTTGTACGGCCCCGTCGCGGGAAAGGCCGAGAGTGCGCCCGGAGCGCGTGTAACGCTCCGGCATGAACTGGAGTTCCATGCGCGGGCGTTTTATGGTCAGGTTGTCTTTCTGTGTCTTGTCGATGACCCGGCCTTCCGGCAGTCCGGCCGCCAGCGC